AGAAATAACCCTACAGATAAAATTAAAATAGCACTAAGCCTAGTAAGTAAAACCTTTAGTCAAAATACAAACCCAGACAATATTAGGATAGTAGTTGAATTAATAAATAATGTTTCTAACATTGAAATAGAGCGTCCAAAGGCAACACTTAATATAAACTTAACCTCTGCAGATTTTACACAAGATGGTTCAGCAAATAGATATCATGTAGTTACAAAAGATATATCAGAACTAATTAAAGATGACAATTTCTCTTTTGCAAATATTAACTATATCAAGATATTTACTTCTGTATTAAGTTCAGGGGTACCTACAAACAATTACTTTGTTATTTATGACGGTATAAGAATAGAAAATATATCTACTTTAAACCCTCTTTATTCATTAGTAGGATATAGTCCAATATCTACACAGAATGCTTTACCTATTCTAAAATCAGAAAATACTAATAACTATATTGAGTATAGGTTTGGATTAGGCGTAGATAGTTAATGGCTAAAATAAAGGTACCAGTTGAAAAGTTACCTCCACCAAATTATTTGGGTAATCACTATATAAGATTTAGAGTTTCCTCAGAAGATAGAAACAGCATTTCTGAATGGTCTAGGCTTTTTAAAATAGAAAGCAAAGGTCAAATATTTCCCTTAGAAGCAAACTATAGTATTGTAACTGCTTCTGGAGTATTAAATTTAATTTGGGATACTCCGTCTATATATAATACTGGCCCATCAGCAGTAGGAGCGTCAGTACTCCATTCACACCAAAGTGAGTTTAAACTTCACGATTCTGACATATTTGTTAAAATTAATGGGGGTTCTTATAGTTACTATGGAAGATCAAAGGATAACTCTTTTTCTAACGTAATACCCCCTGGAACATCAACGATTCAAGTATGCATTCAATCAGCAAACTACCCACCAACAAGATCAGATAAATTTAAAATATTTGAAACAACAGTTATATCAGTACCCTGATATAATTAACTAGGAGATAAAATGGCAGCAATACCCTTACCAGAGCGTGGGCAACCACTAGACGTAAACTATATCTACGATATGGTCAGTCAGATTAATTCAATTGCTAACACAATTGCTATTAGGGCTACCTCTACATCAAAGGTCAATGAAAACACAGACACTACCAGTAACTTAAAGATGTTCTCAGCAACTAAGACTTTAAGTACAACAAACGCATCAGGAAATACAACTGAGTCATTTTTCTTTACATACCCAGAGTTTAAGTTTACCCCAGTAGTAACAGCAACAATTATAAACAACACTGGTTCAACTACTGGAGATGATGTAATATGCACATTGAGAAATGTTGGAACATCCAGAGCAGAAGGGGTAGTAAGATTTAATACCTCTGGTGCTGTAAATTTGTCAGTAAGTGTAATAGCAATCGGCATAGCGCCTTAAGATATGATATACTTTTTCAACTATGGCAAAAATAATTAACAATACGCACATTGAGTGCAGCAAATGTGAAGGAAGAATGCTAGTAGATAGAGTTTTTTCATCTTATGATCATTTAGAACTATATTGTTTAGTTTGTGGGAAAAGAGAAATGTATAACCATCCAGATAGACATGGAGAAGTTGCTCAATGGATAATGAAAGCAGAAAAGACCAGAGCCAGGATAACTGGAAGCAATCTATAAAACCAAGTTCTAGAATATTCTTTTTTAATAAAGAACTAGTAAGATTAATTCATTTTAATCGTGCCAATGATATATGTGAAATTTATAATTTTATAAAAGATAAAGAGCAAACTTTGTTATATTCAGACTTTAAAAAACATAGAAAAAGAGCATACACAGTTAAAAATACTATAAAAATATTTGGAAGATCTAGAATACAGTTAGAAAGATGGATTACAAAAGGGTTGGTAGATCCACCAACTGGGGCAGTTGTTGGGGGTAAAAGAATATTTGGAGAATACGCCTACTATTCAGAAGAAGACCTATTTACAATTAGGTCAAGTATTGCTACAATAAGTAGAGGTAGACCAAGAAGAGACGGTAGGATCAATGCATCAAAAAATATTCCTACTGAAAAAGAGTTGCGTTCTTTGATTGGAGATGCTATTATGTTATATACAAGAACTAAGGATGGGGAATATATCCCTGTTTGGGCAGAAGAAACGTGGTAACTATGTCTGACAAAACAACAGTATCCGTAACACTAGGATATACATTAAATTTAGGTAATTTTCAAAGTCTAAGATTAGATTTAGGATGTACAGACTTTGTTCGAGAAGGCGAAGATAAAGATGCAGCAATGGAAAGAATATATGAATTTATTGAATCAAAAGTTGTTGCTAAAATTGAGGAAGCCAAGAAAGAAATAGATTAGTGGCAGAAAAGCAATTACGCCACGCACTACTTACTAGATATAAAAAGTTGGCTATTTCTAACAACATTAGTATTAATATTAATATACATGTAGAGCAATGGGCTGCAGACTCTTTGATAGAGTCTTATGGTTTAGACATGTGCTATGAATTATTAGATTATTATTTTAGAATATGTGAGATACCTAGTTGGAAATGGTTTGCTAATAATGCAGATAAATTATATAAAAACTTGCAAGGTAAAAGAGAAGATGATAGAATTAGAGAATTAATGAAGCAACAAGCAAAAGATTGGTTAAACAAATAATGTCAGCAGATCTAGAGGGTAAAGTATTATCTGCTGTATTAAAAGATAAGCAGATACACATATTATTACAAGCAAATCCAGATTCTTTATTTAAGACTCATAAAGATGTATGGGATTTTATTAGAACATATCAAGAACAAAATGGCACAGTGCCCCCAATTAATTTGGTTATAGAAAAATTTAGAGACTTCGATCCAGTTGGAGAAATCGGTGGCACTAAACATCATTTAGAAGAATTAAAAACAGAACATTTGCAAAGTAGTTTGAGTAATGTTCTTATGGACACAGCAAATAAATTAAAATTAAATCAACCAGTAGAAGCACTAAACAGTATTATTTCTAAGACTGCTGACTTAAAAAGAATTACAGCGGAAGTTAGAGATATTGATGCTGTAGATGTAGATGATGCAGTTGCACACTATGAACACGTAAAGGACATGCATGATAAAGGTATTCACGGTATTCAAACAGGTCTTGCTGGGTTTGATAATTATCTTCCAGCGGGGATTACTGCTGGTCAGTTTGGCATTCTTCTTGCTTATCCTGCTATTGGTAAGTCTTGGCTTGCATTGTTTATGGCTGTTCAAGCATGGAAGAACGGAAGAAAACCACTTTTTGTTTCTTTAGAAATGACAGAGTCAGAAGTTCGTAATCGTGCTTATACAATTATGGGTCAGGGAATGTGGTCTCATAGAAAATTAAGTTCTGGAGTTATAGACACAGAAGCATTTAAAAATTGGGGTAAGACTCATTTAGAAAAAATGCCATCTTTTCACATTGTTTCTAGCGATGGACTAGGAGAAGTTTCACCATCAATTTTGCGGGGTAAAATAGATCAGTATCATCCTGACATAGTATTTGTAGATTATATTCAATTAATGCAATCAAATAACTACACTGATAATGAAGTAGTAAAGATTAAAAATATATCTAGAGAATTAAAGATTCTTTCTATATCAGAGCAGGTGCCAATTATTGCTATTGCTTCCGCTACCCCAGATGATGCTACAGACATGTACACAGTGCCATCTCTTGGCCAAGTAGCATGGTCTAGACAACTAGCCTACGATGCTGATTTTGTATTAGCATTAGGTAGAGCACAAGGCAGTAGTATTTTAGAGTGTGTCTTTAGAAAAAATCGTCACGGATTCTGTGGAGAATTTATGATAGATATAGATTTTGATTCTGGAAGGTTTATGTACAAGGATACTGAGGGAACTGCTTAAATACAAGATATAATTTAAGTATGTCTTATAATCACAAAAGAATAGAGAGATTTTCCTTAGAGGGTGAGATCTTTGACGACTCTCATATTTTAAGATTAAAAGATCAATATATTTTTATGATAGTAAACTCAATGAAAAGTAAGGGATATGTTCCTAGATACGACATTGACACAGACTTTACAATAGGTTATAATGGTAAGACATTTGATTTTAAATTATCAGTTTATGGAGTGTATGTTGGAAAAAGTAAAGCAAAATGTATACTAGGGATAGACAAGAACACAATCGTTCAATCTCGTACTACTCAGAAAACCAAATCAGAAGAAGTCTTTTAGCCTCTGGCATAGATATAGTATCAGAAGTAGATATAGACTTTATTATATTCTGTCCATTTCATAACAACTCAAGAACACCTGCTGCAGAAATTCATAAGACAAACGGAATGTTTTATTGTTTTGCCTGCCAAGAAACTAAAGAACTGACAGAAGTTATTATGCAGTCTTCTGGCAGATCCTACTTTGAAGCAGCAAGACTTATTGATTCTAAATCAGATAACAAAAACTTAGTAGAAGTATTACAAGAGACATTAGATAAAAAGGTAGAGTTTAAAGAGTATGATTTAGAACTAATAGAAAAATTACATCAAGGTGTATTTACAAGTTCAAAGGCTATGAAGTATTATCAGAATAGAAAGATAGATAAGGATAGTGTAGTTAAGTATAAACTTGGATACTCCGAAAAACAGGATATGGTAACTATTCCAGTATATTCACCAGACGGTCTGTGTTTAGGATTTGTTGGTAGATCAACAGAGGGTAAGGTATTTAAAAACACACCTGGCTTACCTAAAAGCAAAACTTTATTTAATTTACAAAGAGCAAAAAGATATGACAAAGTTTTTGTTGTAGAATCATCTTTTGATGCAATAAGGCTAGAACAAGTGGGCGTTCATGCTGTTGCAACTTTAGGTGCTACTATCTCAAAAGAACAAAGAAAACTTCTAAAGCAATACTTTAATCAAGTGATAGTTTTAGGAGATAACGATGAGGCTGGTCAAAATATGTCAAAGAAAATGATTGCACATTTTGGAACAGGCTGTATAGCCCCACCACTTCCAGAGGGTATCAAAGATGTCTCGGATTTATCTAATGAGGACTTAAAAAACTTTGTAGATAGATTTGACGATATGCTATCCTCTATGCTAAAATAGATACAAGGCTCATTTACAGAGCAAACATTAAGGAGAAAAGTATGTCAATTATAAAAGGTTTAAAAAACATTGAAGCAATTATTGATAGACCAAAATTAAATGTTTCAGGAGAAAAGGTAAGTTGGCTAAAGTTAGATGATGGTCAAAGTACTCAAATAAGATTCATTAGTGAATTAGATGCAGACTCACCAACGTATGATGAAAAACGTGGTCTTGCAATTGTTGTAAGTGAACACTCAAACCCAGATGACTATAAGCGTAAATCTGCTTGTACAACAGACACACAAGGTCGTTGTTTTGGTTGTGAGATGTTTAGAAAAGATCCAAAGAGTGGATGGAGAGCACGTCTAAGATTCTATTGCAACGTATTAGTTGATAATGGAATTGACGCACCACATGTTGCAGTATGGAGCATGGGAGTAAGTAAGGCTGCTACCTTTAACACAATTAGAGAATACGCATCAGATTCTCCAAGCATTTCAAACATGACTTGGAAATTAAAACGTAATGGCAAAGGAACAGAAACTAACTATGTATTGCTTCCACAAAAGCAAGACGTAGATCCATTTAACTGGGGTACTTATGAATACCCTAACTTAGAAAAGGTTGTTAGAGAAGTACCTTATGCAGATCAAGAAAATTTTTACATTGGTTTTAGTAACCAAGCAACCTCAACATCTGTTGACTGGTAAACAATTTGGGGGAGCGAAATATCTCCCCCATCACATTAAGGATTAAATTTGAATTACGCACCTCTTCACGTTCATACTCATTATTCACTTATGGATGGAGTAGCAACACCAGAAGAATATTGTAAACGTGCAAAGTCTTTAGGTATGCCTGCTATTGCAATTACAGATCACGGTGCACTATCTGGACATCGTCCAATGTATCGTGCTGCAAAAGAACAGGGTATAAAACCAATCCTTGGTATAGAAGGATATATAACATTAGATAGATTTGATAAAAGAGATAAATTAGAAAGAGCAGGAGATCCTTTAGATTTAGTTTATAATCATATAGTTATTCTTGCAAAGAATCAAAAGGGTTTAGAAAATTTAAATAAATTAAATGAATTAGCATGGACAGAAGGATTTTATAGAAAGCCTAGAATAGATTTTGAAATACTAGAAAGATATAAAGAAGGATTAATT